CATTATTTTAAATCTAAAAAGTAAAGTCTTATACAAAATTATAGTTAGAATTGTAATTGTAGCGATTAAATCGAAGGAAAATTAAAATGGGAAAATATTATAATTTGAGCAGCTAATTTATATTTAAGCTGCTCTCTTTTTGCCGTTACTGTCAGTTATTGATTAGTTGTATTATAATATAGATAAATACATAAGGAAGGATACATTTAATGTGAATAAGATTAGAGCAGATACATTATAGATTTGTACCGCTTCCCTACTCCACTTATAAATAAAATTGAAAAGGATTGATATCATAAATACAAAACCTTATTTCTTTTGTTGCTCCCATTCTTTACAGAAATATTTATTTAATAAGAAAAGCTTTACTTTTATTTGTGAAGCAAAGAACAAGAATGATGACCGTACTTTTTGGTTGTATGAGCGTACATCTGAATTAAATAATGCTTTGACTGAATACAATGATTTCTTTAAAAAATAAAATACATAATTGGAGTTGAATTATTAAATTGAATTATACCTCTATTACAAATGAATTAATTAGTTACTTATGTCCTCAACACCAACAAAATATTAATAAAGATGCTTTTTCAGATATTGCAAATGTATTGTTAGACTTTCATTATCATCAGAATGAATTATATACAACTAAATGGACTTGTAATGCTTCGATGGGACATGGTAAAACTACCGTTATAACTTCATATCTAAAATGGAATAAGACAAAGCCTATACTTTTATGCGTGAAAGAAAAGCAGTTAGCATATGAGATATATGCAGAAGTAAAACAAATTAATCCATCTATAATTAATGTTAATGCAGATAATAAAGAACTAGTTGAAATGGATTTATATAAGTATCAGATAGTCATAATACAACATGAACGCTTAAAGAATTTAACTCTAAAGTTTGGTAACATGTACAACTATCAATACTTTATAAATAACGGTAATAGAATTAAAAGGAATCTAATTATAGATGAAAGACCACCTTTCCATGATGCAGTTACATATGATATAACGAGCCATAACAATGTGCTAGAGTGGTTTGACAATCTTTCACAACCATTTAAATTTAAGCCTCTCACTATCCAGAAATATAAATCATATGTAACTTACCTTGTATCTAGTCAATTAGCTGATAACGCAAGCGATATAACAAATACACTTATCAAAGAAGAAGATTGGAATAGTGTACAAACAAAAGAACTAATATCATTCTTAAATGAGATGCGAGACCATCCAGATAACACAGACAAATACAATTCACTTAATGCATTGAAACATTTTAAGAAGTTGCTTAAAACTAAAGGATATGGACGTATAGATGATTATACTTATAATAAAACAGGTAGAAAGATAATTGTATCTAACTACATTGATTATGGTTCACTTAAAATGAATATGATTATATTTGACGGCACCGCTACTATCACCTATTTACTTTATCATAATGAATATGAATTAAAGGAAGTACAAAACAGAAATAACTATTCAAGACTCACCTTATATAATGACCAATTGAATACTTCTTTATATGCTCGTAGTAAGGATAATAACAGTGTACAGAAAACTATATCAACTCGTATCAATCAGTTAAAGCTTATACATAATGACTTGTTTGTCCTTCCAATGAAGGATGACGTTAACCCTTACTATAAAGAGAAAGCAATATCAGACAAGCAGATACACCTATACAGGGATAATAAAGAACCTCAAACAAAAGGATTAAACTTACTTAATACCACAGGAAAGAATGCTTTAAATAATGTTACTGCTCTTTATTTACCTTGCTTACCTAAGCGCAATGCTGAACACTATAAAGAGATTGCTATAGCTCTATATGGATCAGATGTGTCACTGTTAACAAGTAAGGATAATGACAGCGGTAACTGGTTTCAAGATGAGAAATTAGAGAGAGTATACCGATTGGAGTTATACGCAGAAATATTACAGATAATTCATAGAACAGCATTGAGGAAAATTAATAGTAATGAAGTGATTAATATTTACCTGACTTATAATGATGTGAGAGAAAGTTCTTCTTATTCATATGTACCGCTACTTGATAACCTTAATAAGATGTATATGGATAAACAAGCTGTAATCGCCCCAGTATATAAATTGTATAGCATGTATGATTATGGTAGAGATAAGAAATTAGATAGTTTTATTAGTGCAATAGATAGTATGGATATAAATAAGCCTATACCAGTAGGTGAAATTAATCAGTCGTTTAGAAAATATTTAAAGAATCATTATTCTAACAAAAAGGAATTAATAGATTTTTATTTTAAAAATTCTGGTTATGAAATTTTAGAAGTAAAAGATAGATACAGTGACAATAGTAAGTATATTAGAAAGTTAAAATAATTGACTGGACTAGGCTATTTATTTCTTAGTGAACATTTAGACCAGTTAAATTTAATGTAATAGTCTTCTTAGTAGAGAGTTGAAATATATTCTCTACTTTTATTTTGGATTGAGTTATGATTGTCATATTCTGCTGATTATTGATAGTGTTAGGTTGAATATAATCCAATAATTAATTATCAACAAAGTTATACACAACAGTTAAATATACTTAAAAGAATACCTTGAGCAAACGCTGCCTGTTATACTACGAATTTAATAATACATTCTATATTTTGCCGATTTAAAAAAGCTAATAAATCATTTTAGCTATAGTAATTATGCTTTTACAGTTATAGGAATATATGTTCGTATTTTATAGTGAGATGTTAGAGAGTTTTATGTGTGAGAGTGGTAGTTATAGGTGGTATATATTGTAAGTTATAGGTAAAATAATATACATTATATCCTTATAAACACTGGATATGGGGGGTTAGTTTACATCTTGAAGTTATGTGAGTGAGCAAATATCATGGCTACCACATCTATCCCCACAGCTTGATAAAATTTTCAATTACTACTTTTCACTCCCCATCATCTCACCTTTTATTTCATAATCCAATATACCTAAAATTAGTTCCACTTACCTATTTTCACTTTTCTCCAATACTCGTAAATGCAATCGTAAATTTCATCAAATATCCTTACTATTACTGAATATTAGCACATAGTAAAATAGTAACAAATCATACTTTTCAACCAATTATCACCCTATTTTTACCCATAAAACACGCATAAACACTGACTATTTACGATTAAACTTATACGACTATTTTCAATCACTATTATATAAGCTGCTCAATTCCCTTATAAACATTGAATATATTCACACTTTATCTCATTCTCTTACAAATAAAAATAACTCGAAAATTAACGATTATTTTCAACCAATTCCCTCATAAACTCTACATTTCTTAAGCAGAAACTAGATCAATTTACGATTAATGGTGTTTTTAATGCGAATCGTCTTTTCGAGTAAAATATTGTATTGGTTTCATATGATTATAAATTCCAACTACTTTACTTATGATAATTTTTACATAATTTTTGTATTTATTTGATATGTATAAATTTTAACTTAAGTACCTTCCCCTTTCCACTACATCAATTGCATAATTCAGAACATTTTTCTTAGGTAAATCATCTTTTGCACACATTGCCAGCAACTTTAACGATTCTTCTGGTTGTGTAATAGATAGCTTACTAATAATCAAAAGCAAAGCAGACTCTACTGATTCATCTTTTTCTATTTGTACTCTCTTTACATTATTCATATGATAACTCATTCCCCTTTCTTATTACTTACTAATAATTATTGGAAACTTTTCTATAAATTACAAGTAAAAAGTTAGTACTTGTTGTATTTTAATTTCTCACCATGTCCTTCACTAGTCAATAATACAACAATTCATGTCTTAATTAAATTAAATTCTTTATATTTCAACATGATTCGACAAAAAATCTTACCAATTAATAGAAAAGTGTAATTAATATTAATTTTGTATTTTGTTATTTAAATATTTTTATAGTCTGACTAGTAGATTGACTAGTTTTGCATTATTATATAAACAAATACATAATTTTAAAAGGAGAAATCAATATGAACAAACAAATTACTATGGATGAAATGCAATACTACTTAGAGGAAATGGTGGCAATGGAGCTTCATACACCTCTTGAGGAAGAGGTGTACTACTTACTACTGGAAGGAAAGAAAGTTTCACCTGATAAATTAGGAACAATTAAAAAGCGTATGAATAAGTGGTATAAAGTTAGATTTTAAATTATAAAATACATACTAAAAATAAAAAGAGGTGGGTTTGAATTTGAGTAAAGCTTTAGAAAAACAAGTTTACATATATAGTATAGGGACTGAATGCTTCTATACTGATAAAGAAAATGAAATATATAACAAAATGGTTAGACTCTACATATTAAGAAGTAAAATAGTAAAAATAATTAAAAATAAAAAGGACACTCGAACTAAACGTAAAGAACGATTAGTTAAGACAAGAAAGTACATCAATAAAATTATACATAATTATAAGGAAGAATTAATATCACATCTTAAAGAGTTTAATGGCACTAGATGCTTACGAAGTGAGTCTCTAACTGACAATAAAATCATAGGCATGTTCGATTCTGCCTTAACTAGAACAGTTGGAATGAAGGTAGATAGCTTATCTACTGATTTGTTCATAGTGAGAGCATTCTACTTTAGTGTGTTAAATAACATTATGGAAGATGGATTTACTTACAATGGCGAGAAATACATTTATTTTTCATCTAGTGCAGGACAAATAAGAACAAAGAAAGTTGTCTTTATAAAAGAATCATTATGGAATAAACATGAGGGATCATTAACTTGTGGACTAAGTATTGATGAAATTAATAGTAAAGGCGGTTGTAATGTAAATAAATTATTAGCATATAAAGCATTAACTGCCTCTGCAAGTGTGAAATGGAATGGTTTTGATATTGATAAAACAATCGTAGTTCCAGACCTTGAGACTGAAGTAAATTCAATCTTCGACTACATTAACAGAGATACCTATGAAATTACTCGCAAAAGTATGAAAGTTCCTATTGAACATACTGATGGTTGTGGAATGATCCTTCCTAAGAAATCTAAAAAATCATTTATGACAAGGTTGCCATATGTAAAAGGATTACTAGTCCCCTTCCCTTTCGATGAATTTGCCATATTACATGGAAATACTAAAGTGAAGGATATATACGGTAAGGAGTGGGATATCATTGATGATGATATACAAGTAATTTTCACCAAGTCTCAATTCAAAATGAAAGCATATTATAATGATTGGCATGATTATAAGACAAGATTTAAAGAAAATAATTGTCAGGCTGTGAAGTTGAACGAAGAAGATATTGGTGAGAATGCTACATTAAATTATCAAATGTTACAGACTTTAACTGATGTGACTGATAAAGAATTAAAAGAATTATCACAGCCTACCATTGATGATGTTTTGAAGATTGGAAATGATAAAGAAACAATGTTAAGGATTTTAGGAGCAACTGAGAGAAATAAAAACAAAAATCAGTTCCAACTTGCTCTTACTATTTATCCTGAACTATTAAATGATGAGCATTCTAAAAAAGTTATAAAAGACAAGAAGAAATCAATGGTTAGCGATGCTAGAGCAGGTAAATTACGAATCAATGGGCACTATTTATATTTAATTCCAGACCTTTATGCCTTTTGTCAGAGATTATTTTTAGGTATAGAAAATCCAACAGGTTTACTATCAAATAAAGATGTGTTTTGCAATGTTTATGAAGAAGGTAAAGTTGATATTTTAAGAAGTCCTCATCTATATAAAGAACATTGCGTAAGAAATGTTATTAAAGAAGAAGAATTGAATAAGTGGTTTATTACTAATGGCATTTACACTAGCACTCATGATCCAATTTCAAAAATTCTACAATTCGATAACGATGGTGATAAAGCTCTTGTTATTCAAGATGAGTTATTTGTTACTATAGCAGAGAGAAATATGAAGGACATCTACCCTCTTTATTATAAAATGGGTTCGGCTGAACCAGAAATAATTGATAATACAAGGATTTATGACAGTCTACTTTTAGCATTTAAAGCCAATATAGGTGAAGTTAGTAATAATATCACTAAGATATTTAATTCTGAAAAAGAGATTGATTTAGATGTTGTCAAATGGCTTACTGCTGAAAATAATTACATAATTGATTATGCTAAAACATTGTATATGCCTAAACGTCCAGAGGAAGTAGAAGAGAAAATTAAAAATAGTATAAAAGGCAAAGTACCTTATTTCTTTATTGAAGCAAAAAATAAAGATAAAGACAATGTTTCTAACATTACAAAAAGTACTGTTAACAGACTAAGAAAAGTAATTCCTAATAGAAATATCAAATTCGAGACAATTGCAGGCGATTTTGATTATAAAATTTTAATGAGCAAAGATATTGAGTATGTGAATCGTAAAGTTGTAGAAACATATCGCAAATTAAACAGAACCAAAGAGTTCCTAATTAGAAGTGCAAATATTAAAGATAAATCTGAAGGACTTCTATATGTTTATAAATATATTAGAGATGAGCTATCAAAAGTTGAATCGGATGAACACAAGGTCGTTAACGTTTTAGTTAAAGAGCTATTCAATAACACTAAATCACCAAATAAAACTACATTATGGAATTGTTATGGCGATATTCTTGTATCAAACATTCGTGAAAATCTAAAAGGTACTAAGCAATGCGATTACTGCGGAGTTAGAATTGAAGTAGTTAATAACAGAGTGAAATATTGTAATGAATGTTGGAAAGAGAGGCAACGTGAACTATGGAGAGAAAATAAACAAGAGAAAAGAAAGTTGTCCAAGTTTAGAAGTCCTATAAACCATTGATATATCAACATCTAAGCTAGATTTGTAAGTTGATAGCACCTTATGAACATCGTCATATCAACGTTTATGAGCGTTTTTCCTAAATATTCGTTAAAGGAATAAAAAAACTAAAGTACAAAGAAAAATGGTTCATCCCCCTTTTTTAATTTTAAAAATACATAATACAACAAATGAATAAAAGGAGAAATCAAATTATGACTAAACAAAAAGTAAATGTAACGGAATTAGGTAAATTAACAAAGGAAGCTTTTGAAGCCAAAGGTTTTGAAATTGAATCAAAAGAATCAAAAACTTATGTAGAAACTGTATTTGAGATTATTCGTGAACGCCTACTGGCAGGTGATGATATTGATATCTTTGGGTTTGGTAAATTAGAAAATAAAACTCGTGCTGCACGTAAAGGGCGAAACCCTCAAACTGGAGTAGAAATTGACATTGCAGAAAAACGAGCAATTGGTTTCAAACCTCTCGGTGAATTAAAGAAACAACTTAATCCTTAATTTTTAATGCATGGCAAATTAATACAGGCGTTTTAAATACAAAATGGAGTTAGTGGTAGGGTTCTCCTCTACTCTTCTCTATTAATTAGATTTTAATTAAATAATCCTATCTGTAAAAACAGGACACTTAGTTCTTTAGAATTTTGCAGATAGGATTATTTTTGTACTTTTGATAATACGGAGAAAAGGATGATATTTTATGGCTAAAATAAAAAAGAATTACGAATTTAAAAATGCTGAAGTAAATTTAGAAGAAGGTTTAATTTACGAATATGGTAAAACTGATGATGATCTACAAACTCCCTCATTAAATGAAGTGCTAAAAGAATTAGCTTCTTGTGGACGTACTGATTTTTCTATTAATACAACTACTACCCCTACTCCAATTGAAGATTAAGGAGTGATTAAATGTTAAATAAACTCCAAAATGAAAGCAGTTTAGATTGGAAATATCGATTAATTGAAGAAAAATTAACTGGTGTTATTAATGATGATTGGCAAGATATCGTAGAAGCGTTGAATCTCAACATGCATCGAGACACACTACGTAAAGGTTCAATTTTCTTCTTAGAAATCAAAGAGTATTTTGAAAAGAAATTTAAGGATGGAATGTCTAATGAACAATTAGACGAAATGAAACAACTAGAAAAAGAATTATTCAAACTAAAAGTTCAATTATCAGATGAGCGTAGAGAAATTCGTAAGTATATGACTCATGAAGCACGGTTGGAGAATTTATTGCGTAAGTTATTAGATGATATTAAAGATGATATGAATAACAAACCTCTAAAGTGGGTCAAGCCTCTCCCTTCACCTACCTCAAATGGAGCATTAACTTTATTATTGAGTGACTTACATAAAGGAATGGTAACAGATAACCATTGGAACAAATATAATGATGAAATTTTCTATGAACGCCTTAATCAAGTGCGAAGCGAAGTTCTCGAATACAAAGAATTATTAAACGTAAAAGAAATTCATGTATTTGAACTTGGCGATGTTATCAGTGGATGTATTCATAGGTTAACTAAACTTAGTGAGACTGAAAATGCAGTCACTTCCACTCAAAAAGTTGCTGAAGCATTGAGTGAATTAGTATCAGTTTTAGCTAATAATTTTGAAATAGTTCATTATTATAATGTAAAAGGAAATCATGATCGTGTTGCAGCTCGTAAAGAAGAGGAAGTTCGCACAGAGTCATTCCATAGTTTTATTATGTGGTACATGGAAATGAGATTAGAAAAATTTGAAAATGTTATTTTCCATAAAAATGATATCGATAGTGAAATTATTGTTGCTGAAATACTTGGTAACAAATATTACGGAGTTCATGGTCATTTAGATAGTGTAAATACTGTAATAAGTAACTTATCTTTAATGTTAGATAAACCTAAAGCTATTTTTGCTGGACATATACATAAGAATTTTGAAAATGAAGTGCATGGTGTTGATTTAATTGTTAACGGTTCTTTTGGTGGAGTAGATGATTATGCTAAGGACGGTAGAATGACTAGTAAAGCGCATCAAAAACTACTTTGGATTACTGAGAAAGGACGTAGAGGTACTTTCTTTATAGAATTCAATTAGGTGATACATATGAAAAACTTAATATTTGAAATCAAATTTACTGCTTTTATGTACATACAGGAATTAAAAATTTTATTAAAACGGTTATTTTATTTAAAATAATACATAATTACATTTATATTTTCAGTTAATTTAATTGATTATTCATAGAAATCTCTCCTTTTAGCACATCTATTTAAGTTTAATACTTTCATAGGTGTGTCATAAAGCAGAAATGCTTGTTGAGTAGGAATATTAGGAAGTCATGAGCCTGATACACAGTGCGTCCTCCATCGTACTTCCCTGCTCTATTTTTATTTTAGTGGAGGTAATACATAGTTTTATGGAGGATATTAAAGATGGTGTTAATTAGTACTACTGCAACAGTTAGATGGAACGGTTCAACAAGAAAACATTATGAAGGTTTAGGTTATATTTGGGGAGGTCAGAATAAATGGTTTGAAGTTAAAATCGAAGACCTAATGAAAACATCTCCGATTAAAATAAACGTCAAATGTGACTATTGTAAGGAAAGCTTCATGAAGCCTTATAGAAATTTATTCAAAGAACGAGAAATTATAGATAAAGATTGTTGTTCAAATAGATGTTGTATGAAATTAAAGGGTGAGGAAGTTAGCTTAGTGAAATACGGACATAAAAGCTACGCTTCTACTGACGAAAGTAAATCGTATAAAAGAAAATTACATCAAACTTCTAAAGAAGAAGTTATAGAATTAGCAGGGTCAAAAGGAATAACAATATTAAATATTGACGAATACGAAAATGATAGGACTAGATTGATGGTAATATGTAGTAAGCATTCTGACAAAGGCGCACAAGATACTAATTTTGCTAATATTAAAAAGAATGTTCACTGCTGTAAATACATAAGACATGATAACGATTCGCAGAAGTTGGACAGTCGAGTAGTGATAGATGCATTTATAGCAAAAGATTTAATTCCATTATTTGAAGTAGAAGATTATCAAAACAATGGAACACCTCTACCCTACCATTGCCCAAAACACATAGGTGTCGGAGTACAGTTTAGAACCTATGCAAATTTAACAAATCAACGTGTAGATGGATGTTATTATTGCGCTAAAGAGAAAGCAGGAGACAATCATAGGGTTAGTTTCGATAAAATAAAAGAGAAATTCCTAGAAAAAGGATTAGAAATATTAGATGGTGAAGTTTATAAAAATAAAGAAGAACATTTAAGGTGTAGATGCATTCACCATCCTGATAAAATTCTACTTAGAAGTTATGGTACTGTCAGAAATACAAAAGAACCATGTCCTAATTGTAGGAATGAAAAGTCATTATCAGATTTAAGTAGATTCTTAAGAAGTACAATAATTAGTTGGAGAAATGCCTCAGAAAAGAATTGCAACTATGAATGTATTTTGACGGGTTCAAAAGATTATGACGTACATCACTTGTACTCATTCTCAAGTATCATAAAAGATACGTTAGAATATTTAAAAATAGATATCAATGATTATAATTCTGATGACATAATTGCTATCAAGAAAGAATTTATAAAAAGGCATGAAGAATTGTTAGGTGTATGCTTGGATAAAAAACTACATATTTTATTTCATCAAATATATTCAAAAGAAAATAATACATATGAGCAATTTGAAGAATTTAAAAATAATTACATATTCGGATCATACGAGAATGTCATTTGATTGTCATTCTTTTTATTTTGAGAAATGAGGTGATTGTATTTGTCTGCAATTCAAGATACAGATAAATATAAGAACTGTTCTATGTGCGGAGATAATAAACGTCTAACTGATTATTATAAATCTTATAGTAATATAGATAAGATTGATGAACGTTTACGTGTCTGTAAGAAATGTTTAAAAGATAATACCGATATCGATAACGTTGATAGTGTAAAGAACACTTTGAGACAAGTAGATAGACCATTCAATATATATCTATTTGAATCTGCTTTAACTAAACCAGACGTAATTGGAGAGTATTTTAAGCTTATTAATGCTAAAGACTTTAGATATGACACATGGGAACAAAGTATTTTCAGTAAAGAAGAGAAAAATGAAGTTTTATTAACAGATGAAGATAAGATGAATATGCTTGCTGAAACGAAAAACAATTATAGTAAATCAAATTTCATTTTAACAGAAGAGATTATGGATAAGTGGGGATATGGTTACACCGAAGAAGAATATCATAGTTTTGAAAAGAAATATGATAAGTTAATTCGAAATTATGGCGAAAAAACAGCACTCCATACAGAAGGACTACTCATTTATATTCGATTCCGTGTCAAAGAAGAAACGGCTACAGCTAGAGGAGATGTGAAAGAGGCAAAAGAATGGGGTCAATTAGCTCAAAAGCAAGCCGTAGATGCTAAAATTAATGTCTCTCAATTAAGTAAGAGTGACATTAGTGGTGGTGTAGATGTTTTATCTCAGCTATTTGAAGCAGTAGAAAGCGAAATAGGCGTAATTCCCCTTCTCCCTAAAGTCACAGAACAACCATATGATGATGCTGATTTGATTATTTGGGCGATTATTAACTATTACAGAAGATTGGAAGATAAATCTAAAGTTCAGTACAAAGACATATATGAATTTTATGATGAGATGCTTTCTGAGCATTTTTCTACTCATGGTTATACAGAAAGTGAAATTGAAGAGTTTAAGGTTAAGAGAAGTAATGTCTTTAGGGATTTAGAAAATGTTTATAAAGAGCCGTTGTATGAAGGTGATGAATAATGGCTAGTTATAGTAATTTTACTTCAAAAAACAAAAAACATTCTAATGATAGAAATGACATATATGAATCAGCATTTACTTCTCCTGTAAATCCTACTGATAACTCTAACTTAATAACAAGAAATATAAATAAGTGGGCTGAATTTTGTTCATTTATTAGATTTTACCCTGATATATTTTACGATATGCTGAAACCAGATACAGGTGGAATTGAATTAGATTTATACCAACGAATTATGATGCGTACTTTAAGTAGATTTCAAGAAAACTACTTTTGTATTCCTCGTGGTGGTAGTAAAACATTGACTCAAATTATGGTAGCTTACCACACTGCAATTTGTTTTCCTAACATTACTTTAGCTATTACGGCAAGTACAAAGGAGTCAGCAGTAAAAATATGGAAAGAGAAACACGACGAAATATTAAGATTTTATCCATCAATTAAAGATGAAATTAAAACAGAAAACTTCTCAAAAGATAGTGGTCGTGTAGTATTTCAAAATGGCGCTATTATTGATAATTTAGCTAATGCTCAGTCCTCAAAGGGTTTGCGTAGACGTAGAGGAAGTCTAGAAGAAAGTGCATTAATTGACCGAGATTTATATGAAGACGCAATTGAGCCTATCTTTAACGTTCCCAGAACTACAATGACTGGAGACACTGACCCAACTGAATTAAATGGGCAAATTAACAGATTTTCGACTTCTGGTTATAAAAATAGTGATGAATATGAAAAGATTTTAAAAATGGTTAAAGATACTAGAGATTTAAAAGGTACGTTTGTCTTTGGTTCTGATTGGCGTATACCTATCCATTTCGGAAGACAAAAAATGTCCACTATCAATAAAGCTAGACAAGGAAATGTGACACGATTCCGACAAAATTATCTTTGCGATTGGATCGGAGCCTCGTCAGGAGCGTTAATTAATATCAGTAAGCTAATCAAAGCTAGGACAATCACAATGCCAGAGCTAGAATGCCATAAAGATAAGAAAGGTAATTTAGCGTTAGCAGAGTATGTAATATCTGTAGATGTTGCTCGTTCATCTTCTGACTCAAACAATAAGAGTGCAATTGTGGTTTTAAAGATAATAAGAAATGCAAACGGGATTATAAGACAAATACATATTGTAAATATAATCACCCCTCCTAATGGATTAAATTACAAGGAGCAAGCGACTATCGTAAAGCAGACTTATTATAAGTATGGTGGGAATTTAGACTTAAATAAATCGAGAGTTAAAGCTGTAGTCATCGATGCGAACTCAATAGGACAAGGGTTAGTTGAAGCCTTATTAGAAGATACCACTGATCCAGAAACAAATGAAGAATTAGGTTGTTGGGGTACTATCAATACTGATGATAAAACTAGCGTACCAAATTCCCCTTCTATTGTTTATTCGTTGAAAGCTCAAGGTATTAACGGTGCAATTATTAGGACATTTATTGACAATGTTGAATCAAATAGACTTAAACTTGTTAAACAGTTTAGCGATATTAAAGAACATTTATCTGAAAATGACCCTAATTCTAGCGAGATTGAAGTGACCTCTGCTCAAACGCAATTATTTATAGATGAGGTTGCGAACTTGAGATTAAAAGAAACTCAAACTACTATTACGGTTGAACAAGTGATTAAGCGTATTGATCGTGACCGTTATTCAGCTACAGCATACGGATTGTATTACATAAGTTTATTTTTAGAAAAAGAATTAGACGAAGACAGTTTTGACGATTACTTATTCTTTATGCAATCAGGATTTTAAATCAAATAAATACATAAAGAAAGGAGGAATAAGGTGTCAGAAGAACACTTAGACAATAGTAAAGAATGGATTGAAGTAGCAGGATTAACGGATTATATAACTCAATATGGCTCTGGTAGTTCTTTAAAGGATATCTCTCTTACTGATTTATATAAATATTTGCAGAACCCCTACTCTAATATTAAAGAAATACAAAAGGCTTCTAAATATTTAACTAATAAACATGGTATCATCAAAGAAGTGTTACGCTCATTAAAATCTCTTCCTACATTAGACTATGTAATTTCTTGGTCTGAAGTAGATGATGAGAAAAAATTACGTAATTATGAGCGAAAAGTTAATGATTTCTTACGTGATATAGATGTTAAATTATTTGTACGAGATGGATTATTTGAAGTTGGTCAAATGGGAACTATCGTTACCTGCTTACGTAATAAAAAATATGTTCAATTTCTAGAATTAGATGATCTTCGAATTAATAGACAACGTAATGGTCGATGGGTTGTTGAGTATGATTTAAAAACCATTCAAAAAATCAAAAGTACAAACGAAAAGTTAGCAGTAATAGAGTCTCTACCAGATGAGGTTTCGATAGCTAAATACAATTTATATGCTAAAAAAGGCGAAGATTATAGATATGTAGAATTAAAGGATGCAGATGTAATTAATATCGATGGAAATCGCAATATGCCTTACGGATTACCTTTAACTATGGGATCATGGTCTGCATTACTACAAAAAGAAATTATAGATCAAGTTGAACGTTCAGTTGCTGACAGATTACTGAAAACAATAGTCATCCTTTCAGCAGGACATTTAGATAAAGAAGGTACTAAACCAGTTCCGAAAGAAGTAATTACGGCTTATTTCAACGAAGTGAGTAAATTATTTAAAAAAAAGAACGGCAGCAACGCTTTCTCTTCTGATGATGGTACGTCAGGGACAGGTACTATTGCTCTCCCCCACTTCTTTAAACTTGACACTTTAGAGGTTAATACAGATTTATTTAAAAAGGAATTGTACGACAAGATTGATAATAGTATTTATTCTAACTTAGGTATCAGTCCTGCTGTTCTATGGGGTGGCGGAGGAAATAATTTTAGTTCTGCAACATTAAATAGTCAGAAATTCTTTAGATATATTCACACATTATTAGAGAAGTTTGAAGTGATAATTAACAGATACATTAAACAAATTCTACCTAAATCAGTTTCATGTATCTTTGTATTTGCTAAGTCTACTATTTTAAATCATGAAAAGTATATTGATAAATACAAAGATTTATATATGCAAACAGGAACATCGAAGTTCTGGTTCGAATCACTTACTGGTCTTCCTTATGAAGATGTTATAAGACAAGCAGAGTATGAACGTAAAGTGTTAAAAACTGAAAATATCATCTATCCTGCCTCCAATGCTTATACTCAAAGTGGAAATAATGAGAATAAAGGTGGCGCACCTACAGTAGATAATCCTACTAATGAAAACACTATAAAATCAAAATCGAGTGGTGGCAATAATAATCCAAAACCATCAACCAGTTAAATGAGGTGAAAATATGCAAGGATACTCCCCTTCTTTTAACGTCAATCATAAGTCAGAATTAGCTTCTAAAATCAAAACTACATTTATTGAATTAGGAGCAAAGAAATCTGAACATCCTGATAAATGTAAATGTAACGAATGTATTAATAAAGAAAATACATAGGCTTTATATTTATAACTTAAAAGGAGGTGAATTGATGACGAAAGATAGGCAATTATTGTCTTCATCTATCATAGAAATTTCAAGCAAAGATAATGTAACAAAAGAAATAACCATGCTTGTTCATAAAATTGATGTAGCAAATGGAAATGGCTTAGATTTTAAAGAGGAATATGTTAACCAATTTAAAGATTCATTAGTAAATAAACCTGTAGTAGCTAAGTACTTACCTATTTCGGATGACTTAGGTGGACATGAACCTATTTTTGATGATAAAGGTAACATCGTAGGTTTGGAGACTATTGCCATTGGCACAATTAAAGAAGCTTGGATTGATGAGTTATCTAATGATTCTACGGTTAAGGCTTTGTATGCTAAGGCTGATTTATGGAATTATAAATATCCAGAAATTATAGCCTGTGTAGAAAAATTATATAACAGTGAAAATGCAGACAGCTCTGTTGAAGTAGAAATCTATTCTTATGGTGAAAACCCTACTCAAGAATATAGATACGCTACAGATTACACATACATAGGAAATGCCTTGTTAGGAAGTAGCATTTCTCCTGCTGACAATGATGCAGGTGTAATTAGCGTTGCTCAAAAAGAAATAGCTACAGCAGTTAAGAAAGATTTAAAAAACATTGAAAATGAAAAGAAAGGAGAAAAAGAATTGGCTGAAAAAGAATTATTTAATAAGGGATATAAAACTAAATTTCATATTGAAGTAAGTGAATTAAGTCATGAAGATATTCGACAACAAATTTATAATGCAATCAATCCTGTTAATCCTGTAACAGAACAACGTTCATATAAGTATTGGATTCGTGAAGTGTTTCAGACATATATTATCGTTGAGGAATGGGATGATTCCAATAAGTTATATAAAATTGACTACACATTAAACGAAGATACCGTCGTATTAGCTTCAGACTATCAACAAGTAGAAATTACTTATCAAATCGTAGGTACAGATATTAGTGGAGAGTTAAGTAAACTACAAACAGAGTTAAGTAGTGCAAAGGAGGAATTGTCTAAAATGGATAAGACAAACGAAGAAAAAGTAGTTGAACTTCAGAACAAAGTTGAAGAACTGGAGGTAAAAGTAGTAGAGTTAAATGCTACTGTTGTTGAACAGCAAGAAGCTAAAACAGTTTTAGAATCTCAAGTGACTGAGTTAAATTCAACTGTTGAAGAACTAGGTAAATACAAGGAACAAGTAGAAACTGCTGAAAAAGATGCTAAATTAACTGAGTTAAATGAAAAGTATTCTAAATTACTTTCAGAAGAAGTATTTAAATCTGAAGATGTTCAGAATGCAATTCAAGAATTAAACACCCAAAAGTTGAATGAGTTTGTAGTAGCTGAGGTTTCTAAAGTAAAAATCTCAGAAGTGGAAGTTAACTCTACAAAGTTAAAAGACGT